GCATTAGTATCTATATTTCCCCAAGAATTACTATTATAATCTCTGATAATTAAACCATAATCTGAATGGTTTGATTTGGCTTCAATATACCCGCCATTTGTGTTCATTAATCTTGTATTGCCTGTATCAGAAACAAAATCACCTGAGGCTGTTATATCTAAATCTACTAATAGGTTTCCACCCATATGTACATCAGCTGATGGTGTACCTATACCGTTAGTTCCTATTCTATTGTTTGCAGAATCAGTCCCGAATAATGGATTATTAGCAGCACCTTTAACTACAAAATCAATATCATTAGTACCCTCATTAACAGTAACCTCTCTTTGAGCATTACTACCATCAAATTTAATATATGTTTTATTCTGTACTTTAAATAAACTTGATGATTTATTAAAAGTAAGATAATTGTCATAATCTACATCACCATAAATTTTTCCACTTACACTCAAGTGGGTATTGATTTTTACCATAGAAGAAGAGAATTCTGCCGTTGTTAGTCTATTTGCGTATCCGCCCGATCCACCACATGTAGTTATCTTAACGGTTCCATTATTCGCATTATTTCCCAGAACTATTATGTTCCGCTCCATGGATAAGGCTCTTTGCAAAGAAGAGGCCATATCAAAATATACACCTGGTGTTTGGGATGATGGTGCACCACCACCACCGGCCGAGTGTAAATGTAGAGTTCCTACTTGGCCTTCTCCAACAGTTAATTTTCTACCCAGTGTTGGGTGGGCAGGGTTATATAATAAGTGTTCAGAGGCTTTTAGCCTTTGGGGCCCGTTAGATGGGGTGTTGTCATCACTAAATACTATTGCATGTTCTGCATTGCCAGTGTCGTTATCTACTTGAGGGTCTCCTGTTGCACCTCCACCTACACCATAACTACCAGTTAAATATAAATCTCCGTTTGTATCAAGGACAAGAACATTATTTGTGGCGTTTGATAAATCGTTTAGTCCATGAAACCTAATCTTTGATCCAGCTGTACTTTGAGAAACTTGTAATATGTGGGTATTTATTGATAATGCATTGTTTTCGTCATGGCTATCAGCTATAAATACTGTTCTACCACTACTTGGGCCTGTTCCATATCGTGATTGTGATACAAACCCTGTACCTATATGCCAATCGTCGTCATTGGCAAAAGAAGTTGCAGCAAAGGCTTCGTTAAAAGATGCAGTTGCTAGCCTTCCTTGTGTATTTCCACCGGCACCAGCTGGATCCCAAATCATTATTGTTGGATCAGCAGATAAACCGCCATGGGGTCCAAAGGCTTGTGGGTAAAATATACTTCCGCTTGAAACAACCATAGACCCTGAAACGTTTAGTTCATATCCAAAACTATATGGATTAAATGGTCCAGTAAGTACGTCATCGTGTCCTATGTAAACAGCTCTTGTAGAAGTTCGCGCTTTTCCATCATATGATATTATTAGGCCTGCTTCTCCTCCAACGCCCAACGCCATTGTTTTAGCGTGCCTTTCATGTATTACAAATGCTCCTGCTGAAGATCCGTTAAAGGTTGCACCTCCTGGATCTTTATTAACTATATCGCTGTATCCTATTATGGATGAAGTTGTTGCATTATTATGGTCAAACAATACAAAAGCATTTTTTTGATTTGCTAGTCCTGCTCCATCTACGTCAGAAGCTAAATGTAATATTGAGGATGAAACAGATTCTAACTTTATAGTAGCATTTCCTCCTCCAGCTATTTTTTTAACATGTATTGGAAATGAAACATCATTATTGTGAAATGTTCCAACGCCTATAGAACCACTATGGTATATTTTGTCAGTTAAAGACGGTTGAAACTGTGCTTGCGCCCCTTGGGTTTCAAATGGTTTAACCCAATCATCGTCTCCCATTGGGGTAGTACCTATAAACGTTCCAACACTAGCACTGGTAAAAAATACATTTGTTGCAGTAAAGGTAAATTCATTGTCAAATTCAATGTTTGGTATATCTGCAGTATAAACAGCTTTATTATGTTCGTCATTATAAAATTCAAACTTAAAATCTAAAGCGTCTACTGTTCCTACGTTTGCTTTTGTTGTAGGAATGATCGTGTCAAAAAAGTGAGGAGTATATCCATATTCGTAATATGGTTTAACTTCAACATCAAATATAAACCATAATCCTTGCTCAATTTTAAAACGTAGCCTCGCAAATTCGGTTGCATCTGCTTTATATGTAAATTTTAAAGCTGATGTTTCATAGTCATTAAACGGGTCTTGTTCAACAATTAATTCTTGTTCTTCTATATCAGATATTTCGCCTATTATTTGACCAAGGTCATCGCCTTCGTCGTTTATTGCAGGACCAACCATATATATTTTTATATTTGGACTTTTTGAGTTTACCCTTTTACCAAAACACTTAAATTCTACCTGATAGTACTGGTCTTTTGTATGTAATATATCTATTGTTGAATCAACAAGTATATGGTTTGTTCCATCTAATAATCCTACCTCGTGTGTAGAAATTGAATCCCCTATTTGTAAAGAATCAGGTATTGGGTTATTTACGTTTCCAACCAATTGCCTAAATATGCTTAAGTCATCATTTTTAAATCCTAGGCCTATCGTACTAGATGCCGACCAATATGTATCTAGAGATGAACTTACTCCAAATGGAGAAAAATCTCCAGCAGATAATCTAGTCATTAGCGATTGAGACTGTACAAGTAAATTTTGTGGAAAAACAGGATTGTCTCCAACCAAAAAATAATCGTTTACTGTTTGGTCGTTTCTTATAAATGTTTTTACACGAGTGACATCTCCAACCAAAGGGGTAAGACCATTAAACGTTACTTTGGCGTATGAAGTATTAAAACTATTACTACCACTAACTAATGGATTACTTCTAGACACTGGAGTTTGGGCGAAGTCTAGTCTAAAGTGGCTTTCTTGAAACTTTTCATGAAAAACTTCTTTTTGGTTTGCTCTACCAAATCCTTGAAATGTTGTGTGAGGACTGTTTACTCGAGCCCTAAGAGGGGATACAACTTCTGAGATATATGTATTGTATGCTCCTTGATTTGTGAATACCTGGGATCCCGTATCAATGGTTCCCGTTCCATCTCCATCTTCTATTTCGTTATAACTTGGAGGGGCTACTGGACTATTAAATGAACTTGGAAATGGACTATTTGGAGACGGTATAAATACTGTCCCACCAACCATATCTTGAGTAAACCCTCCAAAATCAGGGTCTTCAGAAGACATTATGTAATATTTTCCTGCTTGGTGTTCATACCTAAGTTGGGCGGTTGTATTTACAACTCCTTCGGCGGCTGTTGAACATAGTGTAAATAAAGATCGACTGTTTGTTGTTGCTAAATCCGAGTTATAGTGTAATTGAAAATACGGTTTTTTTATTTCTTCTATTGTTATATCTGGGTTTTGAAAATACATTATTTCATCTGTATTTCTTCTTCTAGGATAACAGTTTAATCTTTTTTGCCAACGTATATTAAAAACACCTCTATATCTAGCAGGAGTTACTTGTGAAATATCTCTTTGCTGTTGTGCATCAAATCCTACTTTTCCTTTGGCAACACCAATAATTGATATTAAAGCGTCTCCTTCCGGTATTTCTCTTCCAATTTCTATTGCAAATACCCGCTCGTTTCCTTCTCCAATATGGTCGTATGTTCTAACTGGAACAGTATCTCCATTTGAATCTAAAACTTCTATTGCAATTTCTGAACCCGGAACAAGATTTCTAGTACCAGTAAAAGATATTAAATTTCTACCGGCTGTAAGTTCTTTGGGTACTCTAGTTAGTCCAAAATAATCATATGAGTCTGGCGTACCGTCCTCTATAAATACAGGTATAGTATCTAATCCTCTATATTCTAAAGGTTTAAACTTTAAAGGTTCCTTGAAACGTGAAATTGATGCCATATAATACTCCTAACTATTCATTATATAAATATCAGATAAGATATAATTTAGTGCTCAATGTGGCTATAACCTTTTCTAATGGAGATTTCTAAAATATTATCTGTTGCGTCTTTCATTAAATCTATATGGGATATAACAGTTATAAAGTCAAAGTTTAGTTTTAAATAATCAAACAGTCTAAAAATTGCATTTAAGTTGTTTGAATCAAGATTACCAAATCCTTCATCAATTGCTAAAAAATTTGGGCAAGGTAAGTTAGAAACCTGTATTAAGGCTGTTCTAATTGCCAAAGAACTAACAAACTTTTCCATTCCACTTGTCATTTCTAGTGGCCATTTTTCGTCTTCGCTATATACTATGTATGTATTTATGTTTCGTCCATCTGTTTCAAACTGTATTGAAAACTCTGATATTTGAGAAAGAATTACATTTACTTCCTCTTCAACATAAGGAAGTATTTCAGATATTAATTCGTATGGAACACCATCTCTTTGAATAGCACTTAAATAATATTCATATGCCTTAAGCCTTTCTTCTAAATCGTGGGCGCGTTCTATAGATTCATGAATAGATTGAATTGTTTTTTCACAAACCCTGATATCGCTATATGCTTGCTGTTGCTTAGAACCTACATCTTTCAGAGCATCTGTTATTGATTCAAGCTCCATTTCTTTTGTTTTTATATTTTCATTAATTTTGCTATTTGAAATTATAGACCGTTTATTTTCATAATATTTATCTATCAATACTGTTGTCTTACTTAAATCTAACTCCTGTTTGCTTATGCTAGATTTTCTAGTTACAGTTTTTACCTTTATTTCAGATTGATATTGTTTTATCAAGGCCATTTTTTGTTCAAGAGATATTAATTCAGATTGTTTTAATACTGTTTCAGCCAGTGAAGATTGTTCAGCAATTAAATTATTTTTTTCTACTAATAATTTTTCAGTTGTTAATTTTAATTTTGGAAGATCTTGTTTAGCAGATTCAGCTGTTTTTACAAATGAGTTATTACTACAGTATTCGCAATCTGGATCATATTCATGAGAGTGAAGTTGGTTTACGGTATCTAATTTATTTTTTACTTTTACCTTCATCATTTCTATTTGATGTGCTATTTGTTGTAAAGATTTTGATATAACATTATTTCTATCTACGCCAATGTCTATTTTTCTTTTATCGTATTGTTTAATATTTGCAGAAATTTCTAAAAATTCTTGCCTATTTTCATCCGTATATTTTTCATATTTTTTTAATTTTTCGTTGTGGGCTAATATATCTGACGATATTAATTTAAGCTTAGATTCTAGTGTATCTACACTATCGGGAATGTCTGGCTCTAATCGAATTAACTTAGACGTATATTCAACAATCTTTTTATTTGCAGCTTTTTCACTTTTTTGTATTTTTAACTTTTCAACATTTAATTTTGAATAATCTTTATTTAAACTTTCTAATATATTATTTTCTTCTATTAATTTTTCAGAAAAATCAGTATTTTTAAAATCTTTTAACAGTACCTGTACATCTTTTATTTCCTCATTTGCCAATTGGTAAAGTTCTTCAAATACAGTTATATCTAAAAATTGAACAAGTAGGTCTTTTTTTTCTGTTTGGGTTTTATCAATAAAACCAGTATTATTATTTTGAACGGAAAGAGCAGTTAGTGCAAAATCTTCATAGCTACCAAGCATTCCCCGTATGTTTCTGTTTGTATATACTCTTTGTTCACCGTTTAGTGAAATTGGATTTCCATCTTCTCCAGTCATCCAAAAATTTACATCTACTCTGGCACCACCGTCTTTTTTTCGTTTTCCTTTTCTTTCTATAAAATAGTCTACCCCATCTATTTCAAAATTAAGCTTACATGTAAAATTATTTTTTTTGTTGTTTATTACTGCGGCCGCCATTTTTGTTCTAGAGCATTTATCAAAAATACAAAACGATAAAGCATCTAATATTGCAGATTTTCCTGCGTGGTTTGGGGCAAATATTCCAACGGCTCCTTTAATATTATCAAAGTCTATAGTATTGTTTTCACCGTAACTAAACATGTTAGAGAATTCAAATTTTTTCGGCTTCCATTTTATATTTCTACCAATTTCAATATCAGGCAGCATTTTGTTTAATTCTCTATTTATATTTCGTATTCTGGAAATTTTTTCCTCATCAATATCTGCAAAATTTCTTTCTAAATGCTCTACTATTAGTTTGTTTTGGTATTCAGAATCTCTAATATCTCTTGTTATTTCTATAGAAGATCTTGAATTATTAGATAAGTTTGATATTTTATCTGCCCTTATGGCAACATAGTCTTGTACCTTGCATTTTTTACGTATTTTTATTAACGCCTCCTTTATTTGGGCTTGGGTTGTATTTTCAGTTATAAACCTTAGTCTTGGGTGTTTAGGTATGTTATCAATATTAGGAAGTATTCCATCTTTCATTCTTATAGTATAATATCCATAATTATTGAGTATATTAAAAAATTCTGACGTTCTACTTTTAACGTCCCATACTACATATCCGTGGTCATCAAATGTTTCACCAAAATTTTGTTGAATAAGAGAACCTGCATAAGCTGTTGTTTTGTCACTATTCAGGTATTGGTATTTATGAATATCACCAAGCATAACCATATGACATCCATCAAATGTTTTTAGTGGTAAGTTTTCATCTCTAACTATATATCCGGCATCAGTTTTTGAATTATTTACAGCTCCGTGAAATAATCCTACTTTATTTTTTGAATGTGATTGGTTTGGTTTTGGCCATTCTGAGCTTTTGCCCAGTACAGAGTAAACGATAAAGTCAACATCTGCAAATGTATATATTCCGCTATCTCGTAAATAATATAAGTTATCGTTGTTTAAATTTTCTACGATTGGAGTAAGAGCATCTAATCTAGATGGGTTGTTTAGGTTTGCATCGTGGTTTCCAGCAATTACAATTGTTGGTCTAATGTTTGCAAGCTTATTAAAAAATTCGCTAACGATACTTACTAATTCCGGGCTAATATCTGTTTTTGTATGTACAATATCTCCAGCAAGATATATTATACTGTTTTCAGGTAAAGATTTAGCTGCCTTATATAGTTTTCTAAAAACTTGCCTATACTCTTTGTGTCGCTTGTAGTTTCTAATATGAACATCGGCTACGTGTAATATTTTTTCAACGTTTGAAAATCCTAAATTAATTTGCATTTATTTTATACTCCAGTAATTTTAGCGGTGTTAACTCTTCCACCTTATTTATTATGTTAGTTATATTAAAAAATCCTAGTTCAGATGGGTCTTTTTCAGAAAGCTCAATAAAGTGTACTGATATTCCATTGACAATAAAGTATTCGCACATTTCGATAGCGTTAGACATTGCATCTTTATCAAGGGCAATATTTATCCGTTTAACCTGTTTTTCTAATATTTTTATTTTTAATTTGTCAAGTATCATTTTTCCAAATAACGGTATTGCGTTTCTTTTTATTGCAATAGCATCAAACGCTCCTTCTACAATAGTTATTGGTTCGTTCCAATTTATAAATAAATCAAAACCTATTATATCTTTCGTTACAACTGGGTTAAGGTGTTTAAAATTAACATCGTAATAACTTCTTCCCGTAAAAAAATTTAATCTTCCATTTTGGTCATAACTTGGGATAATTATCATTCCTCTATATTTTCCAGAATTACAATAGCCTATATTATACTTTAATATGTCTTGGCTGGTTATATTTCTATGTTTTAAGTAGTATAAAGCGTTTTTTGTCTCTGGGTTTTTTATATTTGCCTCATATAACGGCGTAAATTCTGTTGGTAGGCTTAGAATCTCATATTGTTTGTCAATTGAATAAGTTTTTCCTCCTGTTATTTTTTGGAGTAGGTCAAAATATTTTTTTCCTACTCTTAGTTTTCTAAATAATCCTAGTATTGTATGACCACCAGTTCCACATACCCAACAATGCCATTTTTGACTAAGCAAGTTTACATTTAACTTTTTCTTATGGTGAGTACAAAAAGGGCACTTGAAAGATATTTCGCTCTTTTTATGGTTGTGTTTTCCTTTTAATAAAACGGACTCTAATAGCTGTATTAATCTTACACTTTTCATTAGTATAATATAATAAAAATATTTGTGTTGGTGAAATTTTAGGCAATTATTTTAGCCATTCTTTAGGTATTTGTTTTTCTGCCCATATTATTTCGTGTTTATCGCAAAAGTTTGCGTATGTTGTCTTAGAACCTTTTCTTATTTTGCCGTTTGGGTTTTGAAACACCATTCTTATATCTAATTCCGGGTGCTGTTTTTTAATTAATAGATGTTTTTTGCGATCTTCTAAAACCCACCGGCCCTTTGTCTCTATTAATATGCCATTTGGTAGTGTAAAATCAACAGTGTATTTGTGTGATGTTTCTGGTTTAATATAATCTATAACTGTAGTTTCGTATTCAAATTTAGTTTTTGATTCTTTTAGTTGATCTGCAACTTTATGTTCAAATCCTGACCGATAACCATGCTTTATTGCATTTGATCTAGCCTTACTTATTCTTCTTGCCATTTATATAATCCCTTATTTTGTATGTAATATAACCTAAAATTGGTGTACCATAGATAATTGTTAGAAGGCTTGGGTGCGGTTCACCACAAACACCCAATATATGCCTAAGCCATTCTATCATAATTTTTATGTATCAAATCTTACTTCTATTGTTGTATCGTAACCTTCATCTTTTCGTAATGGCCTAGATAATTTACCAACGGCCAATAATCTTGCAGCATCGTCATATAATCCTATTGTTGTTATGTATGGATCCCAATCCGTGTCTGCAACAAAGGATGCTATTTTTGCTTCTCTTAATCCTTCAGCGGATCTATCTAATATCGTTGGGTTTGACGTAAAATTAAATTCGCCTCTTTTTATTTCTGCAGTATATGAATTTTCAGTTATTACATGGGTATTTTTAAACGACGCTGTACAGTTTCTAAACATATCCGTGTATGAACTTGACGGATGGGTAATCGTAACTATTCCATGTTCATGCATTACGTTTCCTACAAATGGAGTACCGTTAGGACAATTGTATATTAATTGTCTTTGTTCTGGATTCAGAGCTTTATCAAAAATATTAATTTCGTCTAGGGCTCCAGACAGTGGTCTCATGAATTCTCTATTCATTTTTCTAACAGGGTTGCCTGTTCCAGGGTTTATTCTATATAGTCCGTCAACAGTTCTTTCATATTCTCCAGACCATGTCATTCTTGTAGCTACTCCAAAATAAATATTATCTTTATTTTTTGTATCTCCCATATCTGTCGCTTTAAGACTATGCTGAAGGTTATTATTTACATATAGTTCCAAGTAAGATCCAGTTTTTTGAAATAATATATGGTGGAAGTGTCTTTGATTATCAACAAATAGTTCAGAAGAACTAACTTGGTATAGGTTGTGGCCATCATTTCTTCTGGCTAATATTTGTCCAGGTCTACCAATTGTACCTTCTGTGTCTGATAGAGAAAATGTTGGATAGGTTGCATGGTTTGCCGCTATTAATGATGCGTCATGAAATTCTGACGTAAACAATGGTCCTAAAATAGATCCAGATTGAGCAGGTGGGGTCAATCCATGATTAACGGCTGTTACAATTAATTCAATCGAGCTATTGAGATCCGACGGAGATGTTGGTAGTTTTGGAAAAGGAGATCTATATCCTCCATGTTCTGTAGAAGAAGATCTATGTAACGTTACGTATTCCGACATCCCAAGCCCCGGAATCTCGCTAAATCCACTTGATAATAGCCCTGTAACTGTTCCGTCTCCTCCTCCAATATAGTTTGTGTTGGCAGAGTTTCT